GGCTAGTTCTTCGACCTGTGACCGGGTAATCCACGGGGTTTCGGCCAGCGGAGTACCGATCACCTGTTCCGTGTCTCCTGCCTTGAAAGCGGCATAGGAAGCACGGAACCGCTGCTTGTCCATATCCGTCACCGGGCGCTGGACGATATTCGTCTGGTTGCCGGGAGTACGAATCTCAACGTAGTCTCGGTCCTTGTAAATGGGGCGGCCTTCCTTGGCCGATTCAGCCTCGTCCAGAAATGGGCGAACGTAGAACTTCACATATACGCTTTTGTCGCCAGCGTTGCGATGCTCAAAGTCCTCAACGTCGAAATCAGCTTGACCATGCGACATAAAATACTCCTAAAGGGTGCGGGAAAGTACGCGCTATTAATCCGTCATTGTCCGAAGCGCGTAATCAGGACAACGAGTGCAAAAAAAGCAAGCCCCAACCAACCGAGATTTACGCGGGGGCTAAACGCCACGTTAAGAGCCGCGAACAGCAGCAGCACGAAACCGGCGACCATCAGGATTGCAACGAACAGGCTCATGACGTACTCCTATGTACGGTAAATGGGAACCCTACGGGTAACAGTCGGAGGGCAGGCATTATGGCGATATCCGTACCGCCTATATACCTTCTCGCGTTGCCCATTCGGATAGCGGTAGAAACAATACCTCCGATTCTCCCCGATAAGCGCCCCCACTTGGGTTTGATAAACCCGTACATCAACGACGGTCCTTCCGTCAGACACACAGCCGCCGAGGAATACCCCGGCGGCTACCGTCAATATGAACATCATTTTCACGGTTCTTCTTCTTCCTCCGGTTCTTCTTCCACAAACTCGGTCGGAGTGACCGAAGGAGTCGAACCCGAACCGAAGGCCGATTCCGTGGCGACCATTGCGAAGTCGGAACGGTTGGCCCACCCGGCTTCGATATCCGCGCCGATTGCCACGGCACCAGTCGCCGTCACCATCTTGGTCGGGAAGCCAGTGAAAACCGGGCCAGCGCCAGCATCACGCGAGCCGCCATTGCCGAAGCCCACTAATGGGACAGCGGTATAGGGCGAAACCGTTGACACGCCGAGGCCAGTATTGCCGGGGCCGGGAGTGATAATGCTTCGGCCACCGCCGATTGCCGTCAGGATTGCCGTGGTCGCGGCCACACCATTCGGGCGCGTGATACCGGGAGTATAATCGTCCGTGAACCCGGCGTTCTTGATCGCCTGCGGGGGCGTTGCCGGGGAAGTGCCTGCGGCCACGTTGAGAACGTGATTGCAGCCCATTCCGATTCCGGTACTCAACGCACCCGTAGAATAGTTGGTCAGATCGGCTTCTCGCGCGAAGGTCGTTGGATTGAACCTTTCGGCATCCAGCGGCGAGTTTTTTGGGCCGCTGAAAGCATCCATCATCACGAACTTGCCGAGGCTTGGGTTGGCCGCAACCACTAAGGGACCGGCCATATTGATTGCAGGCATTTTGGCATCCTCCGAATAAAAGAAACGCTGCCCTTGTTTAGACTGGCGGCAGCAACCAGCTTCCCGGCACCCCGCCGAAGGTTACGGATTCACGTCCAAGCGACCCTGGAACTGTGCGCCCGAGGTTGTCAGGTTTCCGGCCCATGCAAGAATCTGCACTTCCGCGTCCTGATTGATCGAATACCGCTTGTTGGGGGACAGCGGCACGAAGTTTCGCGCGCTGTGTGGACGGAACCGAATGTAGTCGGTATTGAGCATGAAAGCCGTACCGGCAGGGCAGAAGCCACCGATACCGCCGTCCAGCACAACGTCTGCGTCCATGTACTTGAGGGTCGGAAAACCGAGCTTACCGACCTCGGTTCCAGCGAACCTCTGCTGCGCCTGCAACGAGGCCAGATAAGCGGCCCAAACCACGTTGTCCATCGGAATCAGGTCGGGGCGGTCAGCGCCACGAACAAGCTGCGCCCAGAGGGCGTTCATATCCGCTTGGATCGTTGCCGTGTTGGCAACGTTGCGAATCTTGGACCGCCAGAACGTCCAAGTAACGCGGTCAATACCACCATAGGTTCCGGTCAGTGGATCAAACGGGACTGCCGCGTTCAGGCCGGTAATCTCTTTGCCGCCCGAACCAGTACCGTCGGAGTAGATACCACCGGCCACAAGGTTCTTCATGGTGGATTCCGCAACATCAATCCGGGCAGCGATCAAATCAATCATCTGCTCCGGGCCAGCGTTCTGTAACATTTCCAGACCGCTAACCACCACCGGGCAGGCAGCCTGTTTGATATCGAATTGGGCAGCGGAAAGAACGTCCTGTGCGGCTACCGGCAACAGGTCATATCCACTGTACCAACCGGCATTGGCATTTTCCGCGAAGGAGAGTTCTTCGTAGATCAGGCGACCGCCGCTGAAAGTACGCACTTTTCCCTTCTGCGAAAGCCGCATCAGAAGCGCGTTGTTTTTGGTGACGTTATCCGCAATCTTCCGAGTGCGGGATTCGATAGTCGTAGTGATGATATCACTTACGTTCGGAAAGGCCATGACGTTTCACTCCTAGAAAATGGTTAAATTCACATTTTTCATCGGAGGGTCAGCCTCTCGGAAGCGCCGCGCGGTGTCGGCGGCGCTCCCGGCCCCATTGCATCACGTTCAGCCTGAACTGTCAAGCCCTTCCGGCAGATTGGTTCCAAGCCCGGCGCACGGCCTCATGCACATCGTCCGTGTCCCCCACGCCGTCCCCGCCAGCCTCCAGAGGGGCCGAGCCGGGAGCAACAACACTGGCCGCTGCCGCCTGCCGCTGCTGAATCCCATTCTGCTGACGCTGGCCGTTTTGTAATGCCAAAGCCTGCTGCCGAAGTTGGGGGTTCTGGTACACAGCAACGTCATAGGCATCCTGATACGTCTCCACGGCACCGGACTCTAGCAACTGTGCCATACGGTCTTTTACCTGTTCAAGTAGGGGATGGTCTGCCGCAAAAGCCTGTAGCTCAGTTTGGGCGGCAGTTGACTCCATGTTATTGCGCCATTCCCGCATCTCCCGAAGCTCCCGCGCTACCTCCGGGGGAAGGGAGGGGGGAGTCTGGAAGCGCCTATGAGACTCAGCTAGAGTCTCATCTAGCTTGCCTTTCAGCACCTCGTTTATGGCTCCCCGGAGAGGGATACCATACTGGTCCCCCAGATTCAGCAAAAGCCCTAGCTTCTGTGCCGGGTTTCCGAGCCGTAGCATTTGCTCCGACTGGATGACAGTATGCAAGTATTCAACAGGGTCAACCTTGATATGAGAAACATAGTCCTCATACGGGGTCAATTCGTTCATAAGAGCCTGTGCCGGTTCGTATTGCTGCTGGAGCTTTTGTATGCCTGCGGCAGTAGCTTCCTCACGCCGGATAATTTCCTCCCGAATCGGCTGTGGAATTGTATTCCACTGTGCCTTGCTTGCCGGGGTCCATGCAGACGGCGGCTTGGAGGGGTCGAGTTTGACCGGAGTAGCGGGGTCGCCCAATGCCTGCGGCTGCTGGCCGGGTACTGGAGCAGCCGGGGCAGGGGCAGCGGGCTTTACAGGCTCCGTAATCGGCGGCAATTCATCGGCCTTGGCAAACGTGCCGTCAGCCCTGCGCGGCTTGGCGGGTTCACCGGGCGGCGGCGTAGCCTCTACCGGGGGCAAGGTTTCCGAAGGCGGGGAACCTACCTGTGATCCGGGGTTTGTATCATCAGCCGAAACCGTGTCAAAGGCAGCCTTTACATCATCATGCAGGTCATTCATACGTTACTCCAAATCGTCTGTTTCGGGGGCAAGGATTGGTTTGTAGCCTTGTTCCAGCTTTTCTACAGCCTCTTTCATATCACGCTTGAGTTCTTCCTTATCCGGTTCAACTCCCCACTTCCTTTTCGTGAAGTCCTGCAAGCCTTTTTCATCGTATCCGTCATGCAGCGAAACACAGTTGTTTCGGAGGTTGTGTTCCGCTAACTCACGCTTGTTGTGAATCACTCTGCCGTCAACAGGTGAAACGAACGCATCAAAATTGCTTGTATGCAGACGGAAAGGATGGTAGGTCCGGTCCAGTGGCGTACCACAATCAGGGCAGCAAAAGACGGGGTTTCTTTCGTATTCGGCAAGGGAGCAAATACGCTCCCAGTCGGCTGCCGAAGAACAGTGTGCCGAGTATGTGTAGATCATTTCATGCTCCGTAAGGCTTTGGCCTTTGCGCTGCCTTTGTGGGCTTCAAACTTCTTGCCAACAGACTGTGGAACGTCCACCTTTTTTGCGAACTGTGGGCTGTGCGCTACGGCCTGCATAAAGTGTCTCTGTTTTTCAGATGCGTAGGGCATGACTAATCCTCCTTTTCTCCGGGTTCCTCTGGCTCTGTAGCTCTTGCAACGGCGGCAGACTCAAGCGCCTGCGCGCTTTTCTGCGCCCCTGCAACTGCTCTTTGCTCAATATCCTGCTGGCCCTTTTGCACAGCTATATTGGCTTCGATTGCAGCCTTGTCCCGAAGGAACTGCAATTCAGCCGCATTTTTCTGCGCTTGGAATGTCAATTCTGCTGTGTTCTTAGCAGCCATAAATTCAAGCTCTGCGGCTTGCCTCTGAGCCTCCAGCGCCATAGTAGCCTGAGCCTTCTGCTGCTCAAGCTGTAGTTTGGACTGGTCACGCTGCTGCTCCATAGCCATTTCAGTTTCAGCGCGTTTTTGCTCCGCTTCCATCTTCTGCTGTTCAGGGCTAGGCGGTGGCGGTTGGTTGGCTGCTTCTGTGGCTGCTTTTATAGCCGCATCAATCATGCCTTCAAGCTCCGACGAACCCTTGAATCCGACACTGGCAAACTTGATAATTTCCAGCATCAGTGGACCCATAGCAGGCACAGACTCAACAACCGTCATTGCGCCCTGTATGAACTGGCTCAAAGTGGATACGAATTCCATGCGCTGAGTCTGCTGCAAGCCCCAGTCTGCTTGGGTCAGCGAATCCGTTTCGATATCAATGTTATATTTCAACAGGAAA